TCTTTTTCCAAAAACATGATCCCGCTAATCTCCGATGTTACGGTACAATTTAACCTTATGGCAAATGCCGGTGTATCTGCTACAGCGCAAGCTACAATAACGACGGGTGCTTAAGTATGGCTATCTACTCAGGCTCTAGGTATGAAAACTCTACCGTAGACTATTTATCAAAAACTCCTTACGGCAAAGCCTACCCTATTGTATTTTTTAATTCTGAAGATCTCACCAACATTTCTTTTTTTACTCACATAACGCTGGCAAGCGACACTTGGCATGGACTTGCACAACAATACTTTCAAAACCCATCTCTGTGGTGGGCTATTGCAGAGTACAACCCTGAGTTAAAAGACTTTATTCACTTCCCAGTAGGAACTACTATTCGGATACCTAGTGTTTAATTATGTAACTATTGAGTTCCCAAATACGCGCTCAAAGCCTCAACGAGTGCGTAGTTTTTCGCTTTCTCAAAAACGTTACGCACATGAACTCACAACCGTTAGTTTTAGAGACTGGGATCTGCAGTACGCTCAACTGATGCCAGGCGACCCTGTTAAATGTGAATTGATCGGCAACGGATTTAAAAAAACATTTGTTGGGTACATCCATGATGTAAGCACAAGGCTTAGCCCAGGATCAAGGTTCGTAGAACTTACTATCATTGGTGCGTCTTACCAGTTAAAGCAAGCAAAACAAAGAGTGTTTGAAAACACTACTGCGTCTAAAGTAGCCAGATTGATTGCGGCTGAGCACGGGTTCCAATGCTATGTAGATGATCACCCTAGGGTATACCCTCAAATTGTTCAGGCTGGCATAACTGATCTACAGCTTTTAAGCCGATTGGCTAAGCAGTGCGGGTTCACATTTCGGGTAGAAAATACTACTCTTCACTTTAAGAGTATGACTAAAGACTTTGAAGAAAACAGAGAAAACGCTCCGCACTTTGACATGCGTGAGGCTAATAACCCGTCCGGCTCAACCCTTTACGAGTTTAATTTGCTTGTAGGTGAGAGTAATGTCTTTGGAGATGCTTACAAGTCAGCAGTGCAATTTGGTGGAGTAAACCCAACTAACTCTTCTGGGTTTATTGTAACCAATGTAAAACAGCCTACAACTTTACGCACACACTTTACTACTGAGTTTTTTGATAGCTTTGCCACAGATACCGTTATTCCGGATCAAAAAACTGCTGCCCTAGAAGCAGCAGCGGCAGATGAAAGAAATAGGTTTGCCTACAGAGCCAACGTTAAAGTACTTGGCACTGCGGATCTACGCCCAGACATGCCAATCTATTTAGATGGACTAGGTAAAGACTACTCTGGATACTGGATTGTCATTGCCGCTACTCACCACGTAGTAGAAACAAATCCAAATGTCTTCACCTACACTACTTATTTAACTGTAGGTGCGGACTCTATTGGAAATGCCAATGTGTTCAAAGGCAGAAAAGTATCTCGCCCTAATGCTGTACGAGTACGCAATTTAAAGCCTAGGGTAAAAAATGTAGCGCATAACGGAGCATCGGTGTACGTCTCACCACCTATTGTTATTGATGGCACTAACAGAAAAAACAATTTCAGCGTTAGCCATAACAGACCAAACGCCGGTGGATCAATAACTAAAACAGGTAAGTGGCGCAGTAGTAACCCTGGGGGGTGGAAGTTTTAATGTACTTAGATTCTGCAATGCAAGACAAAAGGTTTTTTGGAATTTATCGAGGCGTGGTTGTAGACACTAATGACCCAAAGGAAAAAGGAAGAATAAAACTTAAAGTACCCCAGATACTAGGTAATACTAGCACTAGTTGGGCTTGGCCTATTGTTGGTGGTTATATCCCAATTCCTGGAGATGGTTGTTGGGTAATGTTTGAAGGCGGAGACCCTAATTTCCCACTATGGCTAGGAGCATTTTAATGGCGTCATTAATCCAAGACACTTATGTAGTCAAACTTCCCTTTAACATCTCATCAAATGGCAAAATTGGAACCATACTTGACTCTAGTTTACTGCTGTGGAAGCAGAAAGTTTTGTCGCTGTTATCCACAGGTAGTAATGAGCGCATTTGGTACCGTGAGCACGGGATCAACATGTACGAGTTGCTATTTGAGACTTCAACTACAGTAGTAGAAGACTTCCAAGTGGCTGTAGCGGAAATGTTTAACTCGTGGCTGCCGGAACTTACCCTAGTAGACTTCAGCATAAAAAATAATGATATGTATGGGGAACTTCGGATAGGGCTAACTTATAAAACACCTGCTGGTATACTAGACAGCGTTACAGTAACTAAAGCCTCTTTAACAGCGGCTGGCGAAACAATTGAGGTTAACTAATGGCCGACAGTCTATATCTACCACAAGTAGATTACACATCTAGGGACTACGCGTCAATTCGTGATGACTTAATTGGCCTTATCCCTAACTTTACGCCTCAATGGACATCTAGAGACTCTACTGACTTTGGCATTGTATTAATTGAACTGTTTGCTTACCTAGGTGATCTTGTAAACTACCAAATTGACAGAGCCGCTAATGAGTCTTTCTTGCAGACTGCGACCCAGCGAGACACTGTACTTAACATCGCTAAACTTCTTGGATACGTACCAGCCTCCATTAGCCCTGCCACGGGCGTTGTTACTTTTTCGAACTACAGCACCACTACGCAGTCAACAATTGACAAGGGCACTGTCCTTACGACAACGGCTGATGCTACCGGTGGGACTATTTCTTTTACTCTAGATGATGATGTTTTTTTAAATGTGGCTACATCAAATACTGTTCCATTTAAAGCTCTTGGGGCGGTTACTCAAGGCAACCTAGTTTCTAACGAGCAACTAACAAGCGCATCAGATGGAACAGCCTCACAAACGTACGCACTAGCGCAACTGAACGTCATTCCATCTATTACAGACTTATCTATAACTGTCGGATCCGTGCAGTACACTAAAATAGATTATTTGATTGACGCTGGGCCTAATGACCCTAGTTACTCCAGTTTTACTGATGGAACAGGCACCACATACATTCAGTTTGGTGACGGGGTATCTGGAAGAATCCCACCACTTGGATCTATAATCAAAGCCTCTTACAGATACACCACTACAGATCCGGTATTAGGTAACATTGCGGCTAAAACTTTAACTACTATTGACTCGGCTACGGTAACAGGAGCGCTACCTACAGTTAGTAACGCTGCCGCTTTTAGCGGGGGTGCTGGAGAAGAATCAACTGACTCTATTCGGGTAAACGCACCTAAAGCATTACGGGCTAGAAACCGAGCAGTATCTCTTGCTGATTATTCCGCAATTGCACTAAACACTGACGGTATTGCTAAAGCTACTGCTGTATCCAACTCTTATTCAAATGTGACAATCTATGTGGCGGCTAAAGGCGGCACCACCCTATCCACGTCTTTGGCAAATTCTGTGTCTAGTAATTTTACTAATAAGACCCCACCTGGAACTTCGATCTCCGTTAAAGACTTCACTTCCGTTTATCCTTATTTAAACGTAACGGTAACGGTTCTACCTCAATACAATGCTACAAACGTACAAACGGCTGTATCTAATGCGCTGTACTCGCTATTTAACATTGACAACGTGGACTTTGGCGAGAGGATTACTGAAGGAGACATTTACTCTACATGTAAGTCTGTAGAAGGTGTCATGTACGTAACAGTAAACGATTACGAAAAAATTATTGCAAACCCTTATTCAACAAATAAAATCTATTCACAATCAGCTTTGATTGACTCAACCACTGGGACTTCTTCTACCACGTCTGTGGTGCTACAAACCGGAAACGCGAACATCTTTTTGGGGTCAGTCATTACCAGCGTTAACGGATCTACTTCTCACGATGCTGTAGGTAAGACAATTACGGCTATTGGAAATAGCGGTCTTACGCTTACCCTTAGTGCTTCAACGACTTTTGGTACTAATGACCTAGGAAAAGCAATTGTTGTACAAGGCGCAAACGGAACTACGCCTGGATCTCGTGACTTGTCATGTGCTTTTAATGAGATCCCAATTCTTGAAACTAGTTACATAACGGTAAATACTTCAGGTGGAGCGTCCTAGTGCCGTCTTTATCAACTGTTGATGCTGTTTATGGGGTACCTATTGACGCTAGGCCATCTAATTATTTAGTCAACCATGTTAGTTGGCCGCTAATCAGTGACTCTTTAAATTGGTACGACTTAGTACTAGTGCGGAATACTTCAGGCTATCCTCAAAACCCAGATGATGGAGTGCGAATCTACTCCACCACATCTGACGCAGTAATTATTGGAGTAACTGACGTAGGTACTGGAGGATCTGCTACAGGAGCATCCGTCATTTCTATTGGTGGAGCATCTGGAAAAACAATTAATGACACAACTCCAATTTCTACGGGCGCAAGCCTAGGAAAAAAAGCCACCGTCTTCATAGACAACTTGGGAGTAGAAATTAGTGGAGGATCCGGATACGCTGTGGGGGACATACTTAGAGTCCCGTCTAGTAATGCAGACATTGGCGGTAAAATAAGCACCACCGAACTAGGTGTAGCCAACGCGTTTCACATTTACGACACAGGCTCCTCAACAGCGCTTACGACAAACCCTAGTTATGGGGTGACTGGACAAAGTTTAAAAGCACCTAAATACTATTACGCACTGTTTGCATCTTACTCAACCACGGCTTTAACTTTGCCAAGTATCTCTACCCCTAATAAAGCGACTAAGTGGAAAAAACTTGGGCAAGCATCCAGTTTTGCTGTGACTACTAACTCAATAAAAAGCACTAAAGATACTTTAATATCGTTACTCCCAAAGTTCTACTTTAATGCGTACGGAGGCAACTACAATAAAGACTTAGATGACTTTATCAGCCTTTTTGCATTTCACCTTGATACTTACCTAGCCCAATCAGACGCAACTTTTAATTTAACTAACCTAGTAAAAGCTGATGACAAAGTACTTAACAGTTTCTTAAAGCAACTAGGAGCTACGTACACAGATACTTTTAGCAACCAGCAAGCTAGAAAACTCATTACAAATTTAGTGCGAGCTTATAGTTACAGCGGATCAATTTTAGGTCTTCAAAACTACTTAGAGGCATACAGTGGATATAAGGTAAGCCCTACAAGTAGTAGTAATAACCTTTTAGACTACAACACCTCATCTTTTGCTGAGTCTTTTGGTTCCTGGTATCCCGATCCAGATTTTACAAATGATTACTATTCAAACCCCCCATACCACTTTACAACTGGAGAAACTGTAAACCAGTACTCTAGTGGGCTTATGGAGTTGAGTGACCTCTCATCAACAACTATTGATACTTTTTCAAACTACTTAGCACCAGTAACTTATGATAAAAATGGAACTGTGCAGTATGCGTACACTTTGCTTGGCTGCATCTCTTCAACAGCATCTACAAGTGTTACGGTAAATAATACGACAATTACAAACACAACTGTAACGGTTACAACAACAGGAAGTACATCTAAGTTAAAGCCGGGATCAAAACTACTGGTAACTTATACTCCTAGCAACACTTCTAGCACAGGCGCTTTAAGTGTTGGTACGGTAGTTACATCCGTAATAGACGATAAAACTTTTATAATTAACAAGCCACCATCAACCCCTTTAAATGGCGCCACTTTAGCAGCTTCTACAAACATAACATCTAAAGCCCTTATGGTAAGACCAACAGTGTCTAATACAAATATTAGTTACTACGCCGGATTAAGAAAAGGCTATATTCCATATGCCGTATCAAGCAAACTTAAGTCTACTGTCAATGCAACAATAACTAATACGTACGTAGTACTTAATGATCGGTGCGCTAACATTACAATTGGCTCAAAGATAACTAGATACGACGGGAATTACGGCGACCCTCTTGTAGGAAACGTAGTAACAGCAGTCATGTATGACAGTGCGGGTCGACTAAACGTTTATTTTAAAGATTCGTTAACGTTTACTGTCAATACGGCAATTGAGTTTTCAAGTACTGGAAGATCTTTAATTCCATCTGTTAAGCCTTACGTAGCTAAAGATGGCGACTACGTAGCATACGACTACTCAGCCCCCAGTGCTATTCCCGATGGGACTAAAATAGTTAAAGTACATGACATGTACCTAGAAGGCGCGGCGTCGCAATCTGGGTACATGCTTGAGTTATCTAATCCCATAACTAACTCAATAAGTTCAACCAAACTTTTGTATTTCTCTAAAAACAACATCTCTGGTAAGCCTGGATCAGCAGACTCTATTCCTGTTACGCCAAACACTCCATACGCGTTTTGTGCACAATTTAACGCTAATGGGGGAAACACAAAAGCCACTTCAGTAGCTCTTACTTGGTTTGACTCAAGTGGAAGTGTAATTAGCACCAGCACTGGAACTCTTTCTGCCCCAACAAACGCAGATCCTGTAAGTCAAACTAACTTCAAGACTACTTGGTATCCAACGTATGTTACAGCAGTTAGCCCTAGTACGGCCGCATATTGTCAACCATCATTCACTATTACAGGCGCTGATAACCTTAGCGGATCTACCCCTGTTTTTTATTATGTTGATGGAGCGTACTTAGCAAAACCCCTTCAAATAAGTAGAGTTAAATTAACAAGTAACGTTGCGACTATTTACACAGTTGAGCCTCACAACTTTAAAGTAGGCAACACGGTAGCTGTTTATATTCCTAGTAATTCTATATATAATTCAAGTACTAAAGTAATTACTGGAGTGTACCAAAACATTAATACAGGGGTATATAGTTTTACATATTCTCAAACATCTGGCACAGACTTACCATTTGACTACCCAGCAAACGCCTATGTCGCATCAATACCTATGATTGATGTCGCTTTAGTAGGAAGTAGTAACGTTGTAAGACTGACTAGGTTTGAAGATGCAAAGACTACAACTTTTAACATAAAAGCCAATCGGGTTAACTTATGCCCAAACCCATCTTTTGAAACTGACAATACTGGATGGTCGGTATTCCCAAGTGGAACTTCGACTACTGCTTCCAGATCAACAACAAACGGCGCAAAGTTTGGAAGCGCAGCCTATTCAATTGCATTTTCTTCAGGAAAAGATACAGGTGTTCAGTATTCCGCAAACGGGGCAGTCATACCGGCCATACAAGTAATTCCAGGTAACTCGTATGCTGCAAGCGCTTACTTAAAAATAACGTCTGGAAACTCCGCAACTTATCGGCTAGAACTAAGATGGTTTAACATTAGTGACGTACAACTAGACACAGCAGTAGGGTCGGATACTACCGTAACATCTGACATTGGATGGACTAGGCTGAACGTTACAGGAAGTGCTCCTACAGGTGCAGTTTACGCCACACTTATCTTAAGAAAAACTATGAATGCAACCGGAGTAGTTAACGCTCTTTTGGATGGAGTTTTAGTAGAACAGTCTCAGACTGTAAACCCATATTTTGATGGATCATTTGACGGCTACAGTTGGGAAGAAAACAGGGACTCTATGTGGGAAAGCACTACTGACTTAAGTGCCAGCCACTTATACTTAAACAGAG